CCCAGCAGTGGGCACATCCTTAGTACCCGAACTGAGTACGAAACTTGGTCTAGCACAATTGGCAGCCAAATCTTGACACATAGCCAATGTCGTGCAGAACACCAACATTATAGATGTACGGGACCGATCATGCACTGTGTTTAGCACTTCACTTTTGTATGACCGTTCAAATTCAGATAGTGAAACAACTGTATCATTGTGCATATTAGTTGTATGAACATTATACAGACGGGCAGAAGTCAATGGAACGTCTATAACCCGATCCATAGGCATCTGACTGAATTGGGGAGTAGCACTTACCCAAACAGAGTGAAGTTTGTCTCTTATTATAATGTCTTTAACCAGGTCATACGCAGGCTCTGAAACATGGCACTCATCTAAAATGATGAGATTGTTGCCACGATCATTTGAATACCAAGACGGATGCAGGAGCAATTCTTGGGCAGTCACATACCAAACAGAACACTCCTGATCAAGAGTGAGTCCGGTGGTTGCGCCACTGGCACCCATAGATAATGCTATGTTCACATAAGGCACTATAGTCTTGACGATAGCAGATCTGGGCTCAACCACTATAAGCTTGTGGTATTTGTGGCCTAACAGTTGAGATACATGCTTTATAAAAGCAGTGCTTTTACCAGATCCTGTTGGAGCAGATATAGTCAATATCTTGCTACCATCAATTTCCCTTAGATGTTTATTTGTGTCAGAATAATTGGGAGGCAATGTCGACCAAAATGTGGCCTGCGCCACATACAATATTTGCTCGAGCAACTTATTGAAATCTGGTAGCTTCACCAATGACACCCAACCTAGCACATCTGGAACATGGATAATGCCCAGCAAGGCGATTAATGCGAGTTCCAGAATTTGCAATGAAAACCGCTTGGTTTCATATTGCATTAGACCATTTATGGAAAACTGTACTTGAGCAACCTTCCTTGAAAATGAAGTCAATGGCAACTCTGTCGCCCTCCATTGAACCATACTTTTTAAAGAAAGGAAAATCCAATGACGGGCCAACAAAGTTGTATAATTTACAGTTGGATCTATGTGTGCACAAATAGAAGGATCGAGAAACTCATAAACAGTCTTTCGCAACAAGTACCCGATCTCAGCTGTCGAGCTCGTGCCATTGGCTAGCGCAAGAAACTGGACTGGCCACGAAACCAAAGTGTGAAGTTTACTTTGAATGGTGGCCATATAACCGAAATTGAAGATAGAGGGATTAACGAAGTCTGGCACTAAAGCCATAGCCCCAAGAAAAGAGTCCAAAGGGGTTATGGCGCCATAAGACATAATTGATCCATTGGCGCCATATGTTTCTTCAACTTCATCTATCATATTTTCAGGGAAAGTGGCGTCAGGCTTATACCAATCCTTAACAACTTTATTATAACTGGGCACTGACACCCCACGAGGATTGGCATCACTTTTCAAAAACGACCTGAATGTTGCTGTGCGCATAACCAGATTATGTAAAGTGTGATACACATCCGGGTGATGAGGTGTCAGTGACATATATGACACCAATCGTTTCAATCTGTAAAGAGGGTCCATACTCTTGACTTTAGAAACCATTTTGCCTATTAGCTTGTCTCGATCATGCACAATGGCATACTTGGGAGCTTTCACCCCGGCTTCTTTGCAATCAAGCAGATCAGCAGTGGTGGGAAGCCTAGCCCACTTGGACAAGAATGACAACTTGGTTAGAGGCCCAGAGGCCTCCAAATTGTTTGTGACTCCCCAACGCCTCATTACTGATTGTATGGA